TGTCTTCTTAATCCCGATCTGCCCTGTGGCTCCCGCGCCCAACTCCACCACCGAGCCGCCTCGCACGAACTGCACCTCGACGGGAACCGTGTCGCGGCGGGTGAAATAGAGCGTGTTGACCCGTTGCGTCAAAACGGGCGAGACAACAAATTCAGAGGAGTCGAGATTGACGTAAACGCGCATAGCAGCCTGTCCCTCGCCCCTGTGTCAAAGTGTCAGCGCGACTCCACGTCCCACCGAAACGGGAATGCAAGCGGCCCCCGGCGCTCCTCGTCAGGATTGGCGGGATCGTATTCGCGGGATGGAAGGTTAAGAATCGCCGCCTCGCGGAGGCTGTGGCACGGGGTGAAGCCGTGAAACAACCCTGCTGGGATGATGAGAAGCTGCGGGGCGTCGGCGGAAAGGATGACGGTTTGCCCCCGCTTGGCCTCGGCGTCCCAGATGCCGACTTTGGCCGCGCCCGCTACGCAATACCAGCGATCGACTTGCAGCCTGTGGCGGTGCCACGCCTTCACCACGCCCGCCGAGCAGGTCGTGATGTAGGCTTGGCCGAAGCCGTGCGCGTCATCCGATGCGCGGAAGATTTCGGTGAGCTTGCCCCGCTCATCGAGGTGGGCCGTGAGCGGTCGCAGGGTGGCTAACATGGCATCCATTCCTGTTGCCGCACCCGAAGGTGGCCGCGATATTCGCCTTCTGTCTCGTGGTAGGCTCGGTAATGGGTATATTCGGGTGCGTCTGCGGGTGCGTCCTTGCCCTTGCGCTTCACATGATCCGCCGCTGTGTGAGGGATGCAGGCAATCCGAAGCCCTGCCGGGTGCCACCTGTGCCAACAAAGGAACAGGTCTTGTGTGCCCCTGCCGTCGTAGCCCTCAAAGGTTGCCAGCGCGAGCGCCTTGGCCGAAAGAAGCGTGCAGCCCAAGCCGCACCAATCGGACGGGACGATAGCCCCCCTGCCGATTCCGGGGAACGCGAAGTCCAGCCACCCGCGTCTGCGCCATCCATGCTTGGCCGTGACTTCAAAGACGTTGCCGTCTGGCGCGCATCGCTTTACCCGCTCGTGGAGTCGCCCCAACCTCTTGCCTTCGCGCTCGCCGATCTTCTGGTCTTTGCAGTCCTTCAACCGCTCGCGGCAAGCCTCCAAGGCGCGGACGAGGCGCGGCGGCAGTCGCCTTTCTTTCTCGGTGAAGTCTTCGGCAATCGGGTTCTGGGGCGTGCCATTGCCCCCAAGGAAAAGGCCATTCGGATAGGTCACAGCGGCAACATCGTAAAAGTTTGACCCATCCGCCTGCGGCATAGTCAGCGCCCACTCGGCCACCCGGAGCGCGTCTGCCGGGACAAGGTTGTCGGCCTCCACCGACCACAACATCGAGGCGCGGATCTTGCGGGCAGCGGCCAACGCGGCCCCCTGTAGGGCGGCAATCCGCATCTGTGCGGGCGCCTGGTAGTCCTTGCCCTCGGCTCCCCCGTCATCGAGCGGAAGCTGCACGGCTTGTATCCTCCACCCTTCGGGCAGTTCGTGGCGCGCTGCTTCGATGGCCTGCTTGGCCTCGTCCGACTGGTCGGTCGCCAGAATGAAATGCGCCTCGGCGTGGTGCCCGGCTGCGGCGGTGATGCGCCGAAGGAACTGGGGCCAGCAGTGGAAATAGCTCTTGGTTGCGTATGTCGCGATAGCCAGCACTCGCGGGCGGGCGGTGTGTCAAGCGTCAGTATTCCTCTGCATTCAAATAAATGGGCATTGCTGGCGGAAGGGGAGTCTCGTTGCGAAAAACCTCAAAGACGCAGGGAGCAAATGACGGCTCCAAGTAACTGATAGGAACCCAATATGTTGATTCTTTGGCTCCCGTCCACGTTGTGTCGTGGCCCTCAAACCATGAGGTGTCGCCATTTGCGTTTTTGAACAGCCCGCGCGGCATTTCAATCCGCGCAGTTTGGGCATTGCCCAAATTGCCGCCAATCAACCCCGCACGATACCCCAAAAAGCTGGCCCACGTTGACCCGGAAACTCCAAAGCTAATGGATTTTGTCGTGCTTACCTCATCGGTGCCGCTTTGCGTTGTCGTCTGAAAGGTCGCGCTGTTTTGTGAAAATGTTGCTGGGAAATCAACAATGGGCGCTACTGTTGTCAGACCAGCAAACCCTCCATCTATGGCTGTATTAAATATGAATTGTAAGCTGGCGAAGCTAAAGAATCCTTCGCCAACAAAGAACAAACCTTTCGATTCATTTACTTTTACTCCGCGCGGACCATACCCGCTCATAATTGGCGGCCCAGCTATGCGCGGGAAGCCGTAGACAATCTGTTTGCTCACAGTTGTGTTGCCAGAGCAGCTTGTCGTTCCCGAATAGCTTCCGTTTATCAGAGTGTTGGCTGTGCGCGTAAGTGCCGTGTTGTTAACGGACACGGTGTTGACGGTCGTTGTTTGTATTTCTCCTAAGACAATCCAGCTATTGCCGCCGATAATATCACGTTTTGTTAATTCTGTGACTGTCCCGCTTGTTGCGGCGATTGTTTCTGTGTTCCCGTAATGCGTTATTGCAGGCTGGCCGCTTAATTGTAGCGTAATGTTACTGTTTGCGGTTCCTGCATAAACAACACGAGTCGTTCTGGTTGATCCATTGATCACTTGTGCATAACCGTTAATTGTGACCGTCGACCTAGAAAATGAGTTACGCTTGTGGGATTTGGATATTGTGCTTACAGAAGATTGAATTGTTTGTGCTGCTTGTGAAATTGTGAATATGTGCAAACTTGCTGTCTGCCTAAGATCAGAAACGGTTGTTCGTGTTGTCGAAATCGCATTGTCTGTAAGCGGTTTGCTCCACTGCGGAGCTTGGTTAACAACCCACAGAACTTCGTTTTCATCGGCTAAATAAATTGTGTCAGCAGCATTGCCGACTGTTGTTCCATCTTCGGTGATGTTTGTTCTTGTTTTGGTTAAAGTTGTTCCTGATGTGTAAAAATAGGTGCCATTATTTTCTGTAGAAGCAAAAGTAAGCCGAGTTGCGCTTTCTTGACTTAGCTGCGTGGTGTCTGTTGTCCATCGTGAGCTTTCTCGGGTGCTGCTGGCCGTGATGCTTCCATAAACAGTAAATGCTTCGGTTGTTGATGTTTGTTTTGCAAAAGAATACAGAGTGGACCCACTAGAGCTTCCAGATGTCGTGCCCGTTAAAAAAAATGTGCCAAAAGTGTCTGACGTTGAAACAGTGATGGTTGTGGGCACCCCAAGCGCGCCCCCGGTGACGGCATAAGAAGAATAGTAATTGTATTCTTTGTATAGTGAGCTTGTGTAGCCAGTGGCGTTGTAGGTTTCTACGAAACTTGATATCTCGGTTGAACCAGATCCTTCTGCAAGGCTTATATCAGTGTTGGTTCCAGCATATTCAGATTGATACGATGTTAAGAACGACAAAATGCCTGAACAGCATTTTTCGAACGCAACCTCCCTTGCGGTAGTCCACGAAATCATGGCCCGAGGACGTAGTAAATGTCGTATGGTGATTCGCCTGGGGAGGCCGCAGGATTGGCGCTGGTGACAAGCCAAGTGCGGATTGGCAGGCTGATATGGTCCGCCCCAATGACGCGATAAACCTGCCCCTCGAAAAATAGGCCAAAGAGGTATTCGATTTCGGACTCAATGCCAAACTTTTGCGGCTGCTGAACGGTTGGTTCTGCTGTGTCGATTGCGATTGTCACGCCTGTAATGGCTTCCCCATCCGTGGTGATGACGGCTTTGGCATAATGCAGGCCCGTTCCCGCGCACTCAAATTCCTCGTCCCAATTTGAAGGCAGAATGCCGTTGAGTGTTCCGGGTTGGACGCGCACGAGATAAGGCGGGCTCTCGTCTTCGGGGTCGGCATCGGGATCGACGCGGGCGATTAAGTCCCAAGGTTGGCGGGTGGTTGGGGCGGAGGTGCCGCCGCCCGGAGGAACCCGGATAGAAATGTGCGTTCCGTCCCCTGTGACGCGAGCAGAGAGGGGCGCGGCCACTACCGGGCGGTTGCGCTTAATCTCAGAAAGAATGCGGTTGAGCTTGTCGGCTGTAATCTCCGACAAAAGCGGCCTGCCAGACTGAAATGGGCTAATGCCTTCCATGATGGTGGCTTATGTGCCGTCGTAGATCACTTTTTCCGGGTCCCACCCGTTGCGGTCGGAGAGCATCCATTCTTTTGTCACCTCGTAGGCTACGGTTCCAGTGGGCCGGGCCACGCTGCGCGCATTGATTGAGGTCAAAAGCCAGTTTTGGGTGTTTCCAACCGCTGGCGTGCGGCTCGGTGCGTTGACCGTGCAAAGCTCTTTAAGGTTGGGCAGGGCCGTTTCCAGCGTGGTTTGGCGATAGGAAACCGCAGGGGCGAGGTAATATTCCTGGCCTCGCAGGAGCAGCTTGTAGAGGATGCGCGCCTTATTGTCTTCCTCTGTTGGAACAAGTGTGGTGTCGGGATCTGCGCCATTCTGAATAGCTGATTTGATTTCTTTTAGCGCCGCGTCGCTTACAGAATCCTTAAATGTGGGATGCGCCTCGGTCGGGATCTCCCGCGCTCCACCGATAAGCTCTGTGGTCGCTCCTCCTCCCGCGCTTCCGCCGCTTCCTCCCGCATCTTGGCCCTGCGTCCATGTGACTGTCACGCGAGTCGTTCCGCCCTCGCCCTGGGCAAAATCCGCAGAGGTGATCGTTGCTCCCTGCACGGCGGTCGGGTTGACCGACGTTTCGCCTGCGGTCAAAACATAGACCTGCTTGGTAAGTTTCTTGCCGTCTGGCGTATAGCTGATGCCGCCGCCTGTTGTAGTTACTTGCGCCATAGGTTATCGAGAGTTGCTCAAAACGAGCGGTTCGCCTTTTTCCAAGGCTTTGAGAATGTTTTTTAGAAAATCGTTTGCTCGCCGCTGAAGCTCTTTGGGATCGTCGCCACGCACGCGGAAAAACTCGGTGGATGCACCGCCGATGCGTTGCAGGGCGGATGCGCCAAAGTCGCCGTTAAAAGCTGATTGCTGCGCTTGTTGCAGCGCAATCCGTAATGCCTCTTCCTGTTGCTCGCGGGCAAAATTGGCGGCATCTACGCGGAAGCCGCCCAAAGCCGCCTCTGCCGTGCCGGGGCCAAACTGTGGCCCTTGGCCGCGCGCTGCCGCCTCTTGCTGGCGGCGAAGTTCCTCAATGCCCTCAAAACTGCCCGGCCCAAGCTGTCGGCCAATGACGTTTCCGCGACGAGTTCCAGACTCTAAAGCGGCTTGTTTTTCTTTTTCGCGCGTAATTTCTTTTTCGGATTGTAACCGTTCTTGAATCGCAGCCGCCTCGTTCTCCGCCGCAATTCTGGCCTCAAGTTTGGCTTTGGCTTCAGCAATAAACTCTGGCGAGGAGTTGTCACGAAGCTGATCGTCTAAGCGGCGGCGTTCTTCGCGTTGCTTTTGTTCGCGCTGTATGCGCGCGGTCGCAGACTGGTCGCCAGCCGATTCGGATAACTGTTCGGCGTCCAATCTTTGGCGCTCTAGCGATGCCAGCAACGCTTGCTGCGCTTTTGATCTTTGGTCTTGTTCTTGTGAGCGCAATCCGCCAGTCACAAAATTAAGCCCAAGAAAATCAGCCCCACGATTTAACAGTTGTCCGGGCTTTGCAGAAAAGAAGTTTGCAAATGCGCTGCGCGTATCTTTGCCGATTGTTTCTTTGATGATTTTGCCAGTCTGATCGGCCAGGCTATTCAGTTGCTTGTAGCCAGATATGGCGGCATCCAATGTTGGCGCCGCCCCGGCCTCGCCAAGAACTTGATTAAATTGCTCTTGAACTGACGTAGCTGCTTTTACGGCCTCGCTTAACTGATCGAATGCGGATGCGATTACCTTTCCGACCGTAGCCGCAACGCCAATCATTATGGCAAATCGGCCAAGGACGCCGCCAATTCCGTTGCTAAATTCTTGGGGGGGATTGGGGTCGAACGCCTGCTGCGCGGCCTCACGCGCCTGTTTAAGCTGTTGCTGCAACTCCCGCAGCGGCCCGAGGCCATAGTCACCGATGTCTATATCTATCGGCCCGCCGCTGCCGCCCGGCTGTTTTACTTGCGGCATTCTTGGCGCGGTGGATGCCCGCGCAAAAGTCTGCTGCACTTGTGTCGCCGTCTTTTGTGCATCGGCCAAGACGGACTGAAAACCAGTTTGCGTCTGGTTGGCCGCTGTGATTTTTACTTTTACTTCAGCCATTGGATTCGTCCTCCTTCTTGGCCTTGCTGCGGGCAATGGCGATGCGCTCGGCGTCGGTCACGATGTCGAGGTGTGATCCGCTTTCTGTCTCGTAAGCCGCCGCTTCATACCATGCCGCTGCGCCAACGGGCGTGGCCCACGCTTGCTGTTCGCTCATTCCAAGGCGCATGAGGCGGGCCACGGTGCTGATGGCATTCGGGATTTTGGACGGCTCGCCGCGCTCCTCCCCTGCCTTGGGTTGCTTGTTCCACATCTGCGGTGGGGCGCAGTAGTCGGCAACGTAGGTGCGCCAGCGGGCAACCTCGGCCACGAAATCAATCTTGCGCCATTTCCACAGGCGGCAGGCAAAGGAATCCATGTCGGGCAAGACCAGCGCGGGACGCGAGCAGATCCACGCGGCAAGGCGCAATTCCTGCTCGCTGCCCATCTGCCCGTGGTAAAATGGCGAGCCGATGGCTTCCAAAGTAAAGGCGTGGCCCACGGAGAGCGGGAGCATTCGCAGCCCGCAAACGCGGTGCGTTGCGTTTAAGAACGCTTCAGCGGCCAGCGCATCCATAGCGCGAGCCCTTACGATCCGGCAAAAGCGACCGTGGTGACGGTGACGCGCTGGTAATCGGTGTTACCAAACCGCTTTTCAACTCGGATGGTGGAGGTAGAAGAATGGTCGCCTGTGGTGAGCGTTGATCCGCCGACTGCCGCCGTGTTGATGGCCGTGCCACGAATGTTTGACTTGACCACATCGCCCGACGTTTCGGCCTTTTCGGCGCTCAGAACTGTAAAGCTAATGCTATCGAGCGTGAAGCTGCTGCCTGTGAAGTCGCCCAAAACCTGCGCCGAAGCCTCGGCGCGGGGGTTGTAGAATCGGATGGCCGGGGGCGCAGTGTTGGCGCTGCCGCTTTCAATCAGTTGCTCGTCCACTTGGGCGGTGATGGTGGCGTTGAGAACCTCGTAGCTGCCAATCGTGCCAGCGCCGAAGGTGGTTCCGACCGTCTCGGTGGTTGTCTCCGTGCGGACATACTTCGAGATGATCGTCGTGGTGACGCCGTTCTGGTCTTGAACCAGAAGTTTCTCAAACGTCTTGGCCGTGCTTTTGGAAAAAGCGCCCGAAACACCGTAGCTGATAGGCATACCCTCGCTGGGCGTGTCAATTCTGCTGGCAATAGAGGGTCACGCTGAGAACGTCAGTAATGCGGTTGTTGGCCGTATCAACCGAGTGCGCGCTTTCCAATAGCCCGGCAACCGTGACATTGGCCGAGGTAAAGTCCTGGGCCACGATCTCGCGCAGGGTTTCCTCGACTTGCTCCACCACCTCGTCATGCGTGCTGGCGTATTCGCCGGGGCTGATGATGTGAATGGTGGCGTCGGCCTGCCAACGAGCCAACTGCGGGAAGGGTCGGCTGGCCGACAAGCAGGCGGCGACAATGCGCCGGGGCGGGGTCGTGGTTTCCGAGTAGTAGGGATACACGGTGTAATCGTCCGTGACGGCACTCGGAAGCTCGGTGCCGAGGTGGGCCGACACGATTTGCTCAATCTCATGGCGCAGGCTGTAGGTCTGCGGGGTGGCCGAGGCCGGGCCTGTGGGGGTGGTGGCGATGCGGTCGCCTGCCACGGCGCTGATGCGGATGGTGTCTGTCTGGATGTTCGGTGCGGTGTTGCCCGAAAGCTCGACCAGATGCCATCCGTATAGTGTTAAATCGGTCTGTGCCGCGTTGATGGCGGCAAGCGCGGTGTTGGTATTGGTATCGTCCAAAATACGCGACAGCGCGGCCACACGGTTCTTGTGGGATGTCTGCCAGCCTGTTCCGTCATTGGCCGAGGTCAGAACGCTAAAATCCATGCTTACCCGGCTGGCGGATCTCACCCCGCCCTCGACAAGCTCGGAGCCTGCCGCCGACACGATAACGCACGGCAGGGCCAGCGGATCGGTCGGAACGGCATAACGAATCGGGATGCCTGCGAGCGCGGTTCCCGTGCGGGCGGCTTCGATGCGGGCGGCAAATTGGGCTTCTATTTGGCGGTGGATCATGCGGCTTGGGCTAACTTGCCGAGGCGGTTGTTCATTTCGCGCTCGATCTGTTTCTGGCGAAACTCAAGCAACCAATTAACCCGGCCTTGGCGGATTTTGTCGCTGGCGTTTTTTGCGGTGTTCGCCATTTCGATATACATATTCAGCGGATTGCCGAAGCTCCTGCGGCCTTTTCCGCTGCCTCGCGTAAGGTTGTTGCTGACAAATTCTGGCAAATTGAGCGCGCCTGCCCCCACAAGTCCGAGGTCTTTCCATGCAGCGCCCCAGCCCGCCTTGAGCGTTCCAACGCGCTTGGTCATTTTGGTCGTGTAGCTGTTCATTTTGCCTTTGCTAACGACAAGCTGCGACCAATGCGCTTGGTTCACTCGGCCCTGAGAATTTTGCCTGCTCTTGTGCAGATTGCGGTTCGGTTCTTGGCCCACATATTGAAGATTGCCCAACTTTGGCTCGCCCACTGCCGACACTTTCCGCGTCTGTGTGTAGCTGTTGACGCGCTTTCCTTTTTTCGTGGTATAGGGGCGCACCTCAACCAGCGTCGGGGTCTGATTGTTCAGAAGATCCAAGGCGCGGGCCTCTGAGTAATTTGGGCCACCCTGTTTCATGTATCGGTTAAACGCGGCAGACACCCCACGCACTCCGCTATCGGCCAAGATTTTGCGAATGACGGCAACAGTGACAAAAACTCGGTTGATGTCTCGTGTGACCGCGCCAACGCCCTCCGCTTGGTCTTTGGGTGGAGTAATGGCAAGCAAGCCATTGTCGCCACTATCACGCACAAGCAGTCTTGCTTGGCGGATAAGTTCTTGCCCGACTTCTTTTGTTGTCGCATTGACAAACTTCGGGACGAACTTACGCAATTCATCCAGCGTAATGTCGGCTGAGACTGCCGCCGCCATAACTATTCGGCCAAGCCGCCCGCTGTGATTTCGACCACTGCGCCGTCCTGCGAGACGGCCAACACTTGAAGCTCTTGCCCGCGAACCGTCACACGGCTCCAAATGGCGGGAACGGCGTTGTCGATCTTGTCGAAGCGCGGCTCAAAGGCGCTGGCTTGGAGCGCCAGGCGCACGCTGCGGATCTGACGCACCCCGCCCTCGGCCAATTCATCGCGGGTTTCAGTGTCGCCAACCACAGCCTTGTAGTCGATCCCGCCAATAGTCACACACTCGCCGCCGACATCGGTAATCGCGGCCACGCCAAGGATGTGCGCGGTATCTAACTGGCTTGCCATGCCCTAATCCTTGGAGTCAAAGGCGTCAGGGTTGCGGCGCTTGAAGACCTCGGCCCCGAATTTGTTGGCCGCGTCGGAGTTCTCCACATCGTAGATGGCATCTGTGGCAACCTTGGGATCGAAAAACGGGTGGTTATGCAGAAACACAATCTCGCTGTCCAAGACGATCCCTGCTTTGCGCGTGCGGTGGGAAAATTCCGTGTCGGAATAAATGCCGTGATAGTCGCCAGACAGGATTCCTCCACCGTTGCCAAGCCAGCCGAGGGTTGGCCGGGTGCAAACGAACGTCACCATGAGGCCGTCCGTGCGATGGCCGTCTTTCACGCCAAGCACTTTTGGGCGCTTTAGGTGCGGTTCCAACGCCTGCCAAACAAGCTCGTCCCAAAATAGCGGCGGCTCGATGTCATCTTGTGCAGTGACGATGATTTGCCCTGACGATGCTTTTACTGCCGCGTTGTAATTCGCCACGGCATTTCCACCGACTTGATCCATGAGGCCAGCGGGCGAAAGGCCGTGCTTGAATCGACCCAAAACGTCTCGCGTCTCGGCATCATCCTCGGCAAAACCAAAGATGTATTCCACGCTTTGCGGGTCTTTGGCCGCTTCCAGCCACTTCTTGCGCGTCTCGGCAGCTTGAAGCGGGCGGCCACGGGTCGGGTGGCAAACGCTTATCTTGGCCCCGCACTTCTTGAACCACTCCAATTCAAACTGATCTGCCCGCTCGGTGTCGCCATTGGCACGCAAGGTGCAAGCGTAAAGCCCGACGCCGCCGAATCCATAGACCACCGGGCGGTGCGTCCACGGGACAATCTCTGGCACAGGCAGGGCCATAAATGCGCGGGCATAGGCCAAGGCGTCTTGCGCCTCGCCGTTGTCCAGGCTGGTGGCCGCGAGTTGGGCCAAGGCTTCCCTGCGCCACGGGCTGACTTTGTATGCCTCATGCAATAGCGATTTCTTCGGCGCAAATGCCTGCGTCCGCATGGCGAGTTGCAGATATAGCTCATAGCGTTCGTCACCTGAGAGCGATTCGTGTTTCAGTGCCTCGATGGCGAGTTCCATGCCGCGCGCATCTTCTTTCATGCCGAAATGCTCAAGGCTCCCGTAGAAAATCCAGCGCGGGTCTTTGTCCCAATCGGGCTGCGAAGCGATGATGCGCCAGTTGCGGGCATTGCCGCGCTTTTCGGATGCCTCGTCTTTCTTTTCGTCGGGGGCGTGGACAATGCGGGCGTCCTCCCACCTCACTTGCCCGTCTCCCGATTTGTCTAAGGGTTCAAGGTGTTCGTGAACAGCGCCGTCCCACTTGGCCGTCCCGCGCCGCCAGATGCGCTCACGCAAGAGGTTCAGTCCATTATTGGTCAAGCGATAGGGAACCATCGCCAGCGTGGTCGTGGGGGCCGTCTCGCGCAAATGCTGGCGGATAATGTCGCAGGACTCTTGCTCAATAATATCGTCCGTATCGGCCCAAACCAGCCAATCGTGGCCGTCTGCCTCGGCCATGTCCGTCGCCATCTGCCGGGCGGCGGCGAAGTTGTCCACATGATCCCAAAACTGGAACGCTTCGGCGTTCTTGTATTCGCCAACCTTGCACCCCATTTCGCGGGCAATGTCCAGCGAACGATCTGGCTCCCTGCCGCCGCAGGCGCGGACAATGTAGATGTGGGGCGTGAGCTTTTGGAAAGCCTCGATGAATCGCCCGATGTAACCCTCGCTATTTCCAGTAATAGCGACCAACGCCAAGGAAGGCAGTGTGTCCATGCGGCCACGGCGGGCCTGTCAACTTCACCAAAAGCAAAACCCCCGGCTATGCCGGGGGTCTGCTGAACACACGAACCAGAACAGTCTTTAGGCTTTCTTGGCGAGGATTTTAAGACCCGCCGTGATGCCGTAGGTGAATCCGCCCACCACCTCAAAATTGAGGAAATGAGTCCCATTTGCTGTGTTATAGTGACGGCGATAGCCCAAACCAATACCAGAGACGGGATCGACCACGGTGCGAGCTTCCAGATACTCTGAAGGAGCCTGCGGCTGGAGGGTGCGGATCGCCACGGCGATGGCCGAGGGATGCACCGCGAAGCCTGCGAGGGTGATGCTGGTTCCGACGTTGGTGGCCGGGATCAGGGTGGACTCGTAGACGTTCATGCCCGCCAGACGGCGAACCACTCCCTCGCGCACACCTTCGGGGCCGAAGTTGAGGTTAGCAAGGATGTTCGTGCTGTCGGAGAGGAGAGCGTCGTAGGCTTCCGGCTCCAAGAACAACGCGCGGTCGTTCTGCGGGGCTTTGGCCTTGGTGAGTTCCAAGCGGGCCTTGCGGACATCGGCCATCGAGAACGAGGCCGAGGTGAACGAGGCAACCGCCGTGCCGAAGTTACCCGTGGTGATCATGCCCCACGCTGCGCTGATGAAAGCCTGCGCCACTGCGCGGCCCTGCTCTGCGCCGATTTCGGCAAGCATCTGCGGGGTGAGCGCGGAGGACTTGCTCCATTGGGTGTCGGTGAAATCGACCGTGCTGAGATAGTGCTTGTCGATCGTGACCTCACGGGCGGTGAGGGTAACGTCTCCGTCCGCACCTTCGTAGGTGTTGTTGAACGTGGAGGCGGTGATCGAGGAGATGAGCGGGATGCTCACCACTTCGCCTTTGCGCGCGGCTTCGGCGTTGTAGTTCACGCTGAAAGCGTTCAGCGGATGGAGGGAATCAACGAACGCCTTGAGCGCCGCTGAAGAGATGATGTCGTCGTTAAGACCAGTGATGGAGGCCATGTTAGTAGGTTATTTGGATTGTTTGAGCTTGTTGATGAGGGAGAAATCGCTGGCCTCAAGCGCCTTGCGGACGATTTCAAATTTTGTGGCGCGGTCGCCAGAAGCGTAAGCGTCTTCGACCGAAACGGCGGAACCGTTGCCCGTGATGGCGTTGTCGCCGCGAGCGGCGAGTTCGACTTCCAGAGCGGACAGCTTGGTCATCGCGGCATCGAGCTTCGCGGCCATTTCCGAATCAACGGGGGCGGCGACGGGCGCGGGGGTTTCTTCTTTGGCGGCGGCGAGGCCGTCCACGGTGGATTTGAGGTCGGCAACCGAAGCGGCCAACGATTCGATGGCGGCTTGAGCGTCGAACTCAACTTTAGCGACAGAACTATTTTCAGTCATGCCCACTGCGGCGGTGTCAACTTCGGGCGCGGCTTCGGGCTCAGACCCGGCGCGGAAAACGCCGTCAGGGTTGGCGGCGGGGCGGGAAACCAGATCCACGCTGACCAGTTCCGAGACGCGGGCAAAACGCTTTCCGTCTTGCTCGTCGGGCGTTCCGCTGAAGGTCATGGAAAAACCGACACGGTTTGGCGCTTTGGTCAGGATCTCGCTGTAGAAAGTGGCCTGCGGGTGCGAGCCGAGAAGTTCCAAGTCAGCGCGAAGTTGGTCTTCGACAATGCGGAAGTTGGCGAGGAAGCCGATGAGGGAATCAATGCTTTCGTCGTGATCGACAAAGACTTTGACGGGCGAACCAGCAACGCCTGCGGCCTCGGCCTGCAACAGCGTCACATCGTCCACCATCATGGCGTGGCCGAGCGCAGGGCCAACCGTGGCGACAGATATTCCTTCAAATTTGAGGGCGTCCATACTCGGACGCGCTCATGTCAAGCAGTCGCCTTCTTGCGACGGTAGATGCGTTTGCGCTTCTTGGGCAAAGCCAACTCTGTCGGTTCTTCTTTGCTTTCCAACTGCGGGGCGCTGTCCGCTGGCGCATCGAGCGCAGGGATAACTTCCACCACGGCAGCTTGCGGCTGCGCCTGCTCCACCCCAATCATCACGCCAAGATCGGCGGCAAATTCGCGTTCGGTCGCAATCTCGGCCACGGCCTCCTTCCAATCAATGCCCTGCTCGCCGAAGTAATCGGAGAGAGTCATTAGCCCGGCCTTTACATCGTCGCGGCGGGCGGCGGCCTCGCGGCCTACGTCCACCGTGATCGAGCGCGGGGTTTGCCAGCCGACAGACTGCCAGCCGGGATTCATGGGAAGTTCTTTGCGCGAGATGGCGCGGGCAATCGCATAGCGCCACAGCTTCGATAGGAACGCATTAACCAGCACATCCTGGCGGGCAGCAAAGCATCTCGCCGCCTTCTGAATGATAAACCTTTGCGCCACGCCGCCGATCGCGCTGGTGTCCCAAACAAACTCGTAAGGCAGGCCAAGGCCGATGGCCGCTGCGCGAATGTATTGCTCAAGGTGTTTGTCGAGCTTCTCGTTCGGGCGGTTCATCACGAAGGATTGAATGTCCTCCGTATTCTTCATGCGCGGAACCAGCCCGCCGCCGAAAATGCTTTCGCGGGTCAGGTTGCCGTTGCTGTCCTTGCTGAAGTCGCCAAGGAATCCTTCCGCGCCAATGTTCCCCGTGGAGTTTTTAATAACGAGGCCGATGCTGCTGCCAGCCTTTGCCGCCATCATTTCAAAGCGCAGCAATTCGTCCCGATCCAAAACGCTGTTGAGCGCCACACCGATGGCAGGATAACCGCGCACTTGGTCGGCGCGCTCTGGTTCGTAAACATGAAGCATCGCGTCGGCCTTCACCTCGCGGTGGCGGCGCGGGTATTCGTCGCCCTCCCCGATAAAATAGCCAAGCGGGCGCTGGAATTTGTCGAGCTTCACGCCGTCCACCACCCCGCTGTTGCTTGCCGAGGTGTCGGGCGACTCCACGCGGTGCGCCTCGACAATCTGCACGGCAGGAGCGCCGTCTGTCTTGGCCGTGAGGATGGCAAAAATTTCCCCGTCCCGGTCAATGGCCTCCGACACGAGCATTTGCAGGGAGCGCATATCGTGCCGCCCGCTGATTTCGGGCGAGCGCGCCCAATTCTCCCACCATTGCTCTGCCGCATCGTCCCACGCTTGATCACCTGACATGGCTTGCGGGCGAATGCCGATGCCGCTGCCCACGGAATACATGGCCTTGTCGCGCACTGCGCCCCGCACTATCGCGTTGTTGTAGAAACATTTACGCGAAAGCGCCATCAGGCGGGTGCGGTCATAGGAGGAAAGGTCAACCTTGGAATCCTGCGCCTGCGCGTAAACCCAACCGCGCTCCTCGCTGCGGTGGTTCACGGCCTCGATCATGCGCGAGAACCCGAAAGCTGCGGCCACGCGGTCAACAAATTTGGTCTGCTTGGTCTTCATGTGCGGTTCGGGAAGCGCATCTGCGTTACGCGGCTGTTGCCGATTGTCCCGGCATTGATGGCAAGGGCCGTCTCGATGAGGCCAAGCATATCCCAAGCGTCATAGGATTTTTGCAGGGTGACGCTGCGACCGCCGACGCTGCTTGACACGACGAACGCCTGACTCGCCCCGCCAGCAAGGATCTGAGCCTTACAACTGGCTTTGAGTTGCGAAAGTTCAGAGGCCGTAAAAACTTGGGCCAGAATAGCAGCGTCCGTCACGCACTCGCGGCGTGTGTCAAGGAGCGGGCGACTTCTTGCGCTTGGCCCACCGCGCATTGACGGCGGCGCGGGCCTGCTCGCTGCTGCGGGCCTTGAGCGGCGACTTAACCTTGCCGCCTTTGCTGCCAGTGGCGCGGGTGTCCACATAGCTGGCTGGCAGGGGCTTGTTGCAGTTCGGGCATTTCACGCCCGCGATGTTAGATGGCATCGTTGCCAACCTCAATAGGAAGCTCCAGTTGCGGGTCGGCGGCTTGAACGCGGGCGACTTGAACAAGGTGCGCGTGGCGAATCACGATTTCGGTCAGCTTGAGAGCGGAGGCGATATCGTAGTCGTGGGCCTCGTTGAAATGCGCGGCGGCGTGTGCGATTTCGTTGATTTTCATTGTGTGTTTTGTGTTCGGTTCGCTTTTGGCGTCCCATGCCGCCCCCGGCGCGCGGGGGCGGGAGGAAGGTCAAGCGGCGTGGGCAACCTCGGCGTGAACAACTCCGTTATTGTCGATGAGCCGATAGGCAGCGCGAACGTGCGGCTGCCCTTTCATAAAGCGACTTGCCCACTTGTGGAGAAATGCTGTGTTGTGCGTTCCCCAAACCGACCCGTGTTTGCTGAACTTATACCAGCCCTCGGTCGGGTGAAGAAATTCAACATAGACGGCATCGGCAACGATGTGTTCTTGCGCGGCGGTGGTGTTCCCCGCGCCCGTTGTGGTGTTGTTCGTGTTCACAATGCCCACAATACGCCAGCAGCTTGCGTATGCAAGAAAAAGTTTCAGCTTTCTGAAAGTTTTTTTGCCCCCCTGTTTTACTCTGTTGGGGCGGCGCTTGTGGCCCGAAACTGCGACATGATGGAGTCGATCAGAACCAGCGCCATCTTTTCGCAGTCGGCCAGGTGGTTCGGCCCAAGGCGCTGCCACCGCGCCACGCCCTCTTTTTCGATCAGCGCCTCTCCCTGCAACTGCGAAACGTAGTCCTTGGCAATGTCGCGCGGCAGATACCAGCGCCCCCGGCCATCGCGCAAAACGTCATGGTAGAGCCTTGCCTGCCAAAACTCGGCGTCGAATTGCAGCATCCAGATATTGTGACCCGCGCCCAAGATTTGCTGGAATTTCCACGGCTCGCGCAATCCCTGCGACACCGTGCGACCCTTGGCCGCGCAGAATAGACCGCCCGACCGCGCCACAAAATCGTAAACGCCTGCCGGGGTCTTGGCCGCATAGCCCGAATCGACCACGCCTTTGAAGCATTTGTAGTGGCGGAACTTTTCCATCACCAAATCCCAACCAATCGCCGCCCCGTAATCGACAAGGTAACTGCTCCCGTCTTCGTGCAATTCGCGGATGATCCACCACAGTTCCGTTTGCTGAACGTCCACCGACATGATGCGGCCCAACATCTTGCCTTCGGGCGGCTGGCCGATGGTGTAACGCGGCGAGGCGTCCACCCGCTCGCGGATCATCGCCGTGGTGATGAGTGACCCCGCCGCCACCCAAGGCAGGGCCAGTTCTCGGTTAAAGAAATCCTGCAAGCCGCCCGGCGTCTCGCGGTCTTGGAGGAATTTGACGGCCAGATCCGACCATCGCCGCCAAGGAGCATAGAGCGAGGACAGATGGTAACTGCGCCGCCCTGGCTCGGCAGCAAGGTCAGTCGCCCGCCACTCGCCGCGCTCAAGCATCTGCGCTTTGTCGGCCTCGGTGTGCGCGTGGTCGCACTTCGGGCAATGGCAACGCGCCGATTCCGAGACAATCTCCATGTTCCACGCGGAATCTTGCTTGGCTTCCTGCGCCCACTTGATGCGCTCCCACTCCAAGACAAACATTTCGCCGCAGGCCGCACACGGGACGAAGTATTTGCGCTGGTCGCCCTTCAGCCATTCTTCCCAAATGGCCCCATCCTCATAGGTTGGGGTCGAGGTGGTGATGATAATATGCTGCGGGTAGGTCGCTACGCGGGCCTCGGCCAACTGCAAGGGCGCTGATTCCTTGCCGCCCTTGGCCGGGAACTTGTCCAATTCGTCCATGCACAGCGCGGCAATCGAGCGCGAGGAAAGCGAGGCCGGGCTGTTGCTGCCCGTGAACCACACGCTCATGCGGTCAAAGTGCTGTTCCAAAAGTCTATACTTGTCGGGATCGGCCTGCTTGTGCCGGGCGAGCGTCGGGTTCTGGTCAATCAATGGCATCCACCGCGTTTCCGAAAACGAGCGCGCCAAGTGTGTGGATGGCATGACCCACAGACAAGGCGCGGGCGAGTTGTCCAATTTGTAGGCCATTCCGACAATGATGGCCGTGGTCTTCGATGTCTGCGCGCCCCACACCAAGGCCAGTCGCCGCACCCTTTCGTCTGCGAAGCATTCCAACACTTCGCGCACATACGGAGTGCGCTGCGTTAGGTAGCTCCCTGGCTTGTTGGTGATTCGCTCCGAGAGCTTCAGATTTCCCTCGGCCCACGCCACCACCCCCGGCTTCGGCGGGGCAATCGTCACTTCATGGCTTGCCGCCCAAGCCTCGGCTAATCCGCCTTGGTCTGCTCGCTCAAGGATGGCGGCAATGTCGCCAGATGTTTTCGCAGTATCGAGGTCGCCTGTTCCCCCCATTGAAACGTCGAAAAATCCTGCACCGCCGCCGAGATCAGCCCACGAATCGCCGCCACCGTCTCCGCTTTGTTGAGCGTGGTCTTGGTCATCGAAAGGAATTGCGAGAATTCCTGCTCCGCTTGCGCTGCCGCCTTCCGACTGTCCCGCCACGCTCCCGCCAGTTCGGCCACCGTGCGGCTGTTTATTTCGTCCACGTTGGCTGCGGCCTTCCACAGTTCGTAGTGCCGAAGCTCGCCCTCGGCGGCGCGGTCGAGTCGCGCCTTCGGCCCCATCGCCGGGTTGCTGCTGGCGGGCGGGGCTGAGAGCTTGCCGCCCTTCCTGCGGCGGATGTTCGCCGCCAGCCACGCCTTCGCCGCCTCCACCGAGTCGGTCGGCATCCCCTGGGCTTTCCACAGGCTGATGCTCGTCTGGTTCGCGTCGAGCGCGCGGGCGAGTTGGATCTGCGTCAGGGCCATGCGGCATTTTGATACGGCTTTTTCGTGTGTCTCACTATCAAATCGGCTATTGAGACGGCCAGAGGCGAGAAGTGTTTATTACTTGAGCCAATCGCAATAAATTTTGCCCCAAATCTTGCCAGTCGTGGCCTCCTCGCGCTCCTGCTTCCAAAGAGATGCCTTTCCCAAGTCTCAACAAGGAGCCTTGTTGTTTACGCCTATTGAGACTGGCGGGTGTCAAGACGCGCCCCCCTCCGCGCTTCCGCTCAAAGTTACCAGGCGCTTCTCGATGTTCCAGATAAGATCACGAATGGGCCTGACAACCGTAAGAAGCTGAATGCAGGTGTCGCGCTCCATTGCCTCAACCGGATGCTTTTGCACCACCTGATTAAGCCACCTTCTGCCATCGTGAACCCAATGCGCCGCAAAGCCTAAAGCCTGTGAATCTTCGTCCTTGCTGAAACGCTCTGCCCACTCTTGCTGGTCTTCGTCGCCACTCATGAGACGGGCAGCGTCAGGCTGTGTTGCCATTTGCTCATAACCCGCCGCGATCATCATCGCCTTGAGTCCGGGAAGATCGGGTGTGCCGCACCCGTAAATCTTGGCGACCCTCATGTATTTCTGAGCGACCCCAAAAGTCATGCCAACCTTTTCTCTCAGGATGTGGTGAAACGATGCGCCCGTTGTGTCTCGGAGGGATTCGATCTTCTTTCCTGCCTCAAATACAACAGAGGCAAGCTCCGATCCTTTCTCGCCTATTTCCAGCGCAAGGATTCGGGCTTTTGCGTCGAGGTCTTTGATCTCTTGGCAAAGCGTATCGACCGCCGCCAATTCTACTTTAGTCGTTGTTAAGTCGTTGCTCATCTATTTGGTGTCTGTGTTTCCAGCTTTGGTTTGCTGCTTGCCGCGCGGCCTCTCTGGCCTCGTCGGACTTTTGAAAGTCATTGTGTCCTTTGATGTTGAATTTCTTCTGAATTTCAATGACGGCCTTAGAAAGTGCCGCCTTGGTTACTCCGATTCTTTTGGCAATTTCGGTGTAAGTGTTGGATAGCGTCACCGAAATATCGCCCGCCGCCATGAGGAATGCGTAGTATCGCAAAACCTTGTTGCCCCTTGGCTCCATGATGTAGGTCAAGACGGGTATCACCATCTTGCTGGCGGCTTCGCTCACCTCCATCTGAAGGTGCTGCCTGAGTAAAATAACCAGTTCGGCGCATTGCTGGCGGTTTAAGGCCAGAGCTTCTGCCCATTCTTCTCCAATGGAGTCGCACTGAGCGGCTGGATCGGGCCAATAGCTCGTTTCTAAGTTATCGAGGGGGTTTTCGCCCATGCTGGTGAAGCGTCTAATGTCAATCATACTCGGTTCCTCCGTCTGCTTGCTTTCTGCATAAGTCTGCGCCGCTTGGCCTTGGCCCGGTCGCGCTTGGTCTTAGTCGCCTTGCGCGGCCTCTCGTAGCGCGGGCCTGCTTGGCGAAGTGGCCCCATCGGCATGGCGTGGCCTGTTGTTCCTTGTTCGCCTTTCATTACGCCACCCCCCGATTCAGTTTTTCATAGGCATATTCGCCCCCACCCATCATTGCCCCGGCTTTACCGCTCCAATCCGCGCACACCCACTCGTAGCGCACGACCCAAGCCATCAGATCCTCGGCCCACGCAACCACGCCCCGCGCCATCGGAACATCGGCAACGGGCAAGGGCCGCGTTTGATTGACCAACCACACGCCACCCGCCTCCCGCACCCGCTCGTAGCGTTGCGCGTAAACCAGCACCGTGTCGCCTTCGGCCAATATGTTGCCGTGAATGTCTTTCATTAAGCCGCCCTCCTTGCCGTCTCATTGGCCCGCAAATGCCGCGTGTCGCGCTTTTCCAGCCAGCCAATACACTCGCCGCCGTTTCCGACCTCGGCCACGCTCACGGCATTGTCGGAAATGACCCCGTTGTCTTGCAGGAAATTCATCGTCAGTCGAGCGTCGAGGCCACGAGCGGCGATATAGGCGCGGAGGGATTCGCTCATGCCGCTGCCTCCACGCCAGCAAGCCGCTGCCGCATTTCCGATATGCTCGCCTTCAGTTGCTTAACTTTAGCCATTGGCTCGGCCTTCAATCGCCTGTCGAACGAGTCAGGAACAGCCTCCTTGTTCGCAGGGTTCGCGCAGATGCGATCCACTTCCTTCTGCGCGGCCTCGATGCGCTGCTGTAGCGACCAGACCGATTCGGGTTTGGCGTGGCCGTTGAGCGGGACAATCGCCCCGTTCGTTTTGGCCCGCGCGTTCTCGCGCCACCGCCCCGCCCATGCGCCAAGGGCGTATTGCCAGTTGTTCACGGGTTGCCCATCGCGGCCCGTCCATTGGCCCGTCGTGGTGATGGGTCGGGCGAGATGATCCATGCGCCAGATGTCGGCTTGCTCGGCGGTCAATCCGACCTTGCGCCCCGCCTCGATGACCTCTTCCCTTGTTGGCTCAAGCCAGACCTCCTCGCGCGCGTCTTCCCCTTCCTTTATCTTTCCTTTATCCTTCCTTTCCTTTCCGTTGGGGGTCAGCTTGGGTTCTGCTTGGGTTGTGCTTGGGTTAGTGCTTGGGTTCAGCTTGGCCCCATTGATGCGCGCTGCTTGGGTCTTTGCTTGGGTTTTGGCGCTTCCACCTCTTTTGCCAGCGTCCCGTTTGGCCTTCACCTCCTCCTGTTTGTCGGTCGGGTAAAACGCCACGCACAGCGTGTCGCCCTCCCAATGCCAGAGCGCGCAATCCTCGCGCACCTCGGCCAAGGTCACGCCGAGCGTCTGTTGCCATTGGCGATCCTTCCAGCCGCCGCAGCCGTCGATTTTGCCGCCGTTCTCCTGCTCGCAGCAATAGGCCAAGAGGTTGAGCCAGGTGGCCCGCTGGATCGGCTCGCTCCCGGCATATTCGGGCGAGCGCAGGGTTGTTGTTTTGAGGTTTAGCCAGATCATAAAGAAACGCAAAAAACCCTCAGACCCGCCGCCGCTGAAAGTAGGCGCATGAGTGCCCACGGCGACGGATCTGAAGGTTGGTTGTTGACGTTTCTCATGCTGTTTCCCGCTTTCAGACGGGTTGCTGCTGGCGGCGTGTCAAAGGTCATTGCGGCCCTCCAAGCAAACGCCATGCGAGCGCAGCCACTGCTGGAACTTGTCCGTTGCCAATGGCTTTAAGTCTGTCCACCCGATGGGCCACCCCATAAGCCACTCCGCAAAGTCCGGGCTGTATGTAGCGCAGCGTCCCGTCTTCGCCCTGGGTAAGCTCTGCCCCTCTCCACGGGCCTTCCAAAATTGAAACGCCTGCCGACTCGTCTGGTCGATTTTGCAACGACCATCCTTGCGCTTGGTTTCCATGTTTATGCTGTCCTTCCAATCGCGCGCATTCGGCGTGACCCACGATCCAGATGCGCCTTCGGTTGTGGGGAGCGCCAACGTGGCACGCTCCCAAAACTCCGTGCCATGTGCAGAACCCCATTCGGGCCAAATCTCCAAGCACTCGCCCAAGTCCTCGAACAACAAGCATTGCCGAGTTCTCCACGAAAACGAATCGGGGTCGAACTTCGCCAATGATTCGCGCCATTTCTCGCCACAGTCCGCTTTCGTCGCCGTCGATGCCTCGCGCGTCTTGCTTTGCTTGTGATATGTCGGTGCATGGGAATCCTCCACTGACAACATCCACCCCCCCCCCGCCACGGCTTCCCGTCGAAGGTCTGCACATCGTCCCAGATTGGGAATCGCGGCAGGAATCCGTCCCGCTGTCGGGCAAGCAGCACCCGGCGGCAGTAGGCATCAAGCTCAACAGCGCAAACGGTGCGCCATCCAAGGAGCTTGCCTCCCAAGATGCCTCCTCCTGCTCCTGCAAAAAGTGCCAACTCATTCACGCCGCGCCTCCGATGGAATACTCAGCCACCCTCTTCCCGCCGCTCGTCTCCACCATCCGCTCGGCAATTTGCCAGCCTTGGTTGCGAAGCTCGTGGATGCGCGCTGCCAGCCTAAAGCATCCGAAGCGTTGCAGCGCATCCAGCGCCGTGAGTGCGTGGCCTGCCTGCAAGTAAGCAAGGATCTTGCCTGCCTGCGTAGGGCGGCGGTGCGTTTCGGGCGCACCGAAGGAAAGTTCGGGTTGCCAGGTCATAGACCCTCCTCCCGCAGCGCCCACGCCGGGTATTGCAACACCGAGCTTGTTGGATAGCCCGGCCACTCCTGCATATCGCAGCACTCGCGCACGCGAGTCAGCGCCGCCTCGGCCAAGCGATAACCGCGCTTCATCACCTCATCGCTCGGTTGATACACGGCCACCGCGTAAGGCGCGGCCTTCTCAACCGCGATCCACCAGAATGCCTCCACGGGTATGTCGCACTCGTTTGCAAGGGCGCAGTAGTGCGCCGCCGACAAGTCGTAGAGCAGTCGCGCCGCCGAGGCGGCAAACGCCGCTGGCGAGGCGTCCTCGCACGTTTTAACGTCCGCAATAACGCTGTTGCCGATGGCGTCCATGCGCCCCTTGATCGGCAGGCCCGTGCCCGGATGCTCGGCCCACAGGCTCACCTCGTAGTCAGCCCCGCGCAGTAGCTCGCTGGCAATTTGGTGCGCCGCCACGGCGTCCCTCATGCCGTGCAGCGAGTCGGCTTCACCTTGGTCAAGCACGGGCAAGTCGCCGATGCTGGCCTTCCATGCCTTGCCATCTTTGGTGCGGAGGTCTATGTCCTGCGGCTTGAGCGCAAACGCGCCGTCGAGCTTTTCGGGCTCCAAGACAGCCAAGTGCGCGAGCGTGCCGATGAGCATGGCTCGCGTCTGCGGCTTGTCCACCGGGCCGATGACGTTGGCAACGTAGTGTGATGGCGTGCGCGGCGGCACGATCCACTTGAGATCCGAGGCTGAAATGCCCTCGCTACCACGATACTCGGCGGCAGAGATGTTTTTTTCGATGCGGGGTTTCATGGCTCAGAACGGGATTTCATCCATGTCCTCGACCGCTGCGGCCTTCTCCTCGTGCTTCGTCGGCACATCCGAAGTGCGAATAGCCGCGAGCTTGCGCCCGTAGTCATCCACCGTGACTTGCAGCAAGACGTTTTCGCCCTTCTCCAGCGCGTCGATAGTCTCGCCCACCTCGCGGTTAATGGTGTTGAGCCATTCCGCTTTTTCGGAGCCTTCAATTTCCACGAAAGCGCCCCATTGCGTGTAGTTCTTGCCTGCCTTCGATGTCTTGTCTTGCCTGTTGCCTTTGATGAAGCGCGCCGTCTGCCAATCGGCTCCGTCTTCCATAGCGGCGACGGGTTGTTTCTTGCGGACAGGCGCTTTGGGCTCCACCCGCTCTGGCGTTACGTCGATCACGTCCTCGTCCACCATGCGCGGGGCGGGTTTGGAAGCTGCTTGGTAGCGCACAGGACTCGCCGGGCGCGGTGCGTCGGAGAATCCATCTTGCGGCACTTCTTCGGCGGGTGTGGTTTCCAGCCCGGCATCCATCATTGTCACGACAAAGGCGAACGCGCTGCGGCAGGCCCGCGAGATGGCGCGAGTCTGTGCCATCGCCCTCTTGGCGTATTCGTCACGCTTCGCCCAGGTGCGCTCATCATCGCCCACGAAGCCCTCGGCCTCGCAGATCACGGCCCCGGTGTCCATGCGGCGAACTTGGCCGATGGCGCGGTAGCCTGTCTCGGTGCGCTCAACGTCTTTGGCCGATGCGACACAGCCGAAGGCATTCGCCACGGACTGCCATCCCTCGACGCGGACGTATTTGCGCCCCTGTATGTTTTGCGCCGTGCGCGTAACAATCTCTTTGCAAACTGAGGCCACTTCCGTTGCTTGACGGTGGTGACTTACTTGGTGTTGGGTGCCACTTGACACCGCTAATTGAGTCGATTCCATTTGGTGTGTGTTCTAATGCCGCGTCGGGGGTGCAACCTCGGCGCGGTCTTTTTTTGGGTTAAGCCAATCGTTCGCGGGCCTCCTTTAGCTCGTCGTTCAATCGGCAAATCATTTGGCGAAGCCGGGCAATCTCGGCGCACAGCGCGACAAGGTGGGAAAAGCGCAACACTCCAAGCCATTCGCCCTTGTTCCAGCGCGTGACCACGCAAGGTTCCTTCTCAATGCCAGCGTCATTCACGGCCTGTGCCCACCACTGGCGAAGCGCCTGCTTTTCCGTGCGCTTCACCTCAAGATGCAAGGGCAAGTCCGTCAGCACATCGGGCGAGGCCACGCCCACGGCAAAGCGTCCCGCGTGCTGGCATCCGCGTTGAGCCTTAAACACGCCGCCGCTGGCGTCCTCGATCAGCGCCGACACCTCGCGCTCGCCGCCTGCGCCTTTGTTGCGGGACATGGCGCTCATATACTCGCCCACCCTCCATCCGCCTGCGCTTTGTCCCGGCAAGATTCGCGGCAGGCTTCATCGCGTGCGCGCTCGTCGGCCACCATTTCGCGCAAGCGTTCCAGTTCGCGGACGAGGATTGCTCGCTCCTGCTCGGCTACGGCATTGGCTGCGCGCAGTTCATCCGCTTCGCACTCCATGCGAACGATGGTGCGGCAGGCCGCATCATACATCTCGCGCAGCCCCTCCTCGTAGTCGCTCCACGTTGGGCCAAAGCCAACGGCACCGACTTCAAAGTTAACCGGGGCGGCTTTTGCGGAGCCCCCAAGCTCCACCGCCCCGGCTCTGCCGACCGCTCCCCCATTGTTGATAACGGACGGCAAATTCATAGCTCGCAAGCCTCCAGTTCAGCGCGCCGCAGCTTTGCCAACTGAATCTCCGCGTCAGCCTCGTCGGCCCACGATTGCAACTGCTTCCGCAAGTCGAGGTTGTCTTTGGTGGCGCGCTTCGCCGCCGTGTAGAGATCCGCAATCTCGGCTTCCAATCGCTCGATGATGAGGCGACAGCGTTGCAACTCCTCGCGGAGCGCGCCGAGTTCGGCATCCTTCACGCGCACAAAATCCTCCATTTCCATTTCATGCGACATGGTTCAGCCCTCCGTGTGTCTTGAGCGTGTTCGTGAAAATCTCCTTGGCTGGCAGCTTGCACCCGATGAGGTCGCAAAAGCTCTGCGCGTGGTCTGAGAGGAACCAGGCTTTGAGTTCCCTGTGCTCGTTCGGCCCTTTGGCCGTTGCCAGATTGCGCGGGACACGGTGCCAGTAGGTGCCGAGCTTCCCGCTGGGGCCGTATTTGGTTATGCGCTTCATCGTGGTGGGCCACGGAAGGCACTTGCCCGAAGTGGTGATGATGCCGAAGCGGGCGAACAGCACGAGGTCGGCCACGGCCTGCTCCAAGATGGCCCACGCCAATAGTTCCCAGCCACTACGATCCAGCGAAGGGTTGCCACCCACAGAGCGGGAAGGCTTGCCGTTGTGCGAGGCCACGCAAATGTCTGAGATGTCGGAAATCATCGCAGGAGGTTGGCAATCCAATCGGCGGCGAGAACCAGCGCGATGGCGATTGCTGTGAGCAGAGCCATTGCCGCGACGGCGTTGTCCGGGGGTGTCGGAGTCATTTGGCGAGCTTCTTGCGGAGTTGAGCCAGGGCGCGCTTTACCCGGTCGGCGAGGGTCGGGCGGTGGCCGTTGCAAATAGCTTCCATCACGCGGCCCAAGGCCAGCGGATCGAGGCAGGGGCAGGCTCCGAGGTTGTCGGAGTAACGAAGGCGTGGGTCGATGCTCATGCGCGCACCGCCTTCCGCGTAGCCTTGCGTTTGTTTTTCGCAGCCTTGGGCTTGCGGGTGTTCTCGTAGGCGATGACATCTTTGACCGAAGCCAAGACGCCATTGACGCGGCGGTTTGCCGATTGGCGCTCGCGGTCAATGCCGCTTGCGCTGCCGAGTTCCCATCCGCTCATAAACGCAAGGCCCACGAGGGCGGCGATGGCGGCGGTTCCGAGGATTAGGGTTGTGTAGTCCATGTGTGTTTTATTTTCTGTTGCTTGAGGAAGCGCGTTTTGACTGCCACCACGCTTCGAAACTTGGTTTGAGAATTTCCCATCCGCCGCGCTTGCCGCGTGGCATACACGCCGAAAACTCGCCGCGATGGCAAAAGCGGCGGATCATGTAGACCGAGTAGCCAGTGATGGCTGCGGCCTGCTCCGGGCGAATGATGAAATCGGTCGTGCTCATGCCGCTTCTCCGAGTTCTCTGGCGAGCATGGCGCGCACAAACGCCGAAAGGCTCAGACCTTTTTGAAACGCCGCCTTGCGCGCAGTGCGGATCATGTCGGGCGGAAGCGAGATGCCTGCGCTCTTCGCTCGCTTGCTTGGTGCGATGGATTTCCGTGCCATGCGCCAAGAATTAGCAAGACTTACCAAGCCTTGGCAAGCGCAAAAATGGGGTGTTCAGCCCATGCCCCAAAAATTGACAAGAATTGCCATTTCGCCTACGTTGGGGGCATGGCTTACCCCAAGCAAAAGCCCGACAAAGTGTCCAAGTCGGCAGGAATTTCCCTGCCGAGCGACATCATTAAGTTGTGCAAGCGCGAGGCGGCGAAACAGGGCAAGACCATGAGCGCCGTGGCCCGCGAGCTATTCAAGGCATGGTTAGAGCAGTCGGGCGATAGCCTTGAGAGTGCGGCCAAGGCAAAGCTGTCCAAGGCCAATGCTTCCGTAAAGAAGCGCCGATAAAAGATAGAACGCGGTTTTCATTGCTCGACATTTGATCATCGGGCATGAGACATCCGCTGTCCCACGCCCTATTTTGGAGGTTTCCGTTTACTGCAATCAGTGTTCGGCGTATGAGCAAGTGTGACACCTTGGTGCTTTTTTAATAGCCTGTCGATATATTCCGAGCGCGAAAGATTGCCCCGCGCCTCGTCAATTAGCCGGGTGGTTTCCTCGTCAAGCTGGATCGTCTTTTTCATTGGTTTTGCGCCCTTCTCTTTTTCGCTCTGCCGCAATAAGTGACCTAACGAAAGTCGAAAAATCATCGAGGCCACGCCTGCGCGCCTCTGCCATCGCCCAAGCATATAGCTCGCGGCCCACCGTGATCGTGGTGCGCTTCACATTGGCCGCTCTTTGGTTAGGCATACGTTGGCACACATTGGCACACAGATGCCTTGCTCACAACGCCCACCACGCTTTCGAATCAGCCAAAGCAGCAGGCACGGCATAGACCTTTTGCACCATTGCCGCCGAGGTGTGCCCCATCTGGTAGGCCGTCAGTCCCGCATTTTTAGCCCTTGCAAGGTGGTAAGTGGCAAACGAGTGCCGCAGCGCATTATCAGGCCACTCGGCCAAGACGGGCGCACAGGCACGGCGTCGGTGCGTGTGGAGGGTTTCGGATGCCACACCGATAATCTTGCCCGATTGCTTGGCAAGCCACGCCCTGCGCCGTCGTAGCGGCTCGGTGAAGTCCACGATGCGTTGGTCATATCCGCCCGAATCCTTCATCGCGCCGGGCGGGACGTGGATCTGGCCCGATTTAGTATTTACGCGGCTCCAGTCCATCCGCTCCACCTCCTCAGTCCGAAGCCCCGCAAAGCCCCCAAGGAGCAACAGCGCCCGCACATGGTCGGGAAGCTCCAAGGCCAGCAGCGCCTTCATCTGGTCGGGGGTCAGGATATTGCGCCCCGGCTTGGTCTTAGGCGCGGGAACCGCCGTGATCGGGTCGTGCGGAATCAGTCGGTTCGCCGCGAGGTATCCGAAGAACATCCGCGCATAGCGGTAATACATGGCCTGAGTGTTGCCATTGGCGCTGCGGGCCTTGATCCATTTCCGTAGGGCCACAGCCTCGATGTCTCCCACCGCCCCGCGAAACGCCTTGCCAAACGCCCGTTCAAAGATGCCAAGTTTTTCCTCGTGGCTGCTGCTTTGCGGATCGGCCTCGTTTACGAACATCCGCAGCGCCGCCTTGACCGTCAGCCCGTCAGGATTGTGCAGCGATTGCATCCCCTTCTCGGTCACGCGGGCCGTCAGCTTGGCCCCCTCGGCCCAGGCTAATTCCTCCGCAGCAAAGAACTTTCGCACCCTCTTACCGTGGGCAAAGAAGTCGCAAACCCAAGGGGTTGTTTTGTTCCATTCCGCCCGGCGCACTCGGAATCTTACGGGGTTATTGTTGCTCCTCATTGCCATAATTGCCAAAACCCTACGCTTGATTGCCAACATTGCCAAACGAAAAGCCGCGACAAGCAAAGACACTGGAGCGGCGTAAGTGTCTGAACTTGTGCGGCTTTTACAGAGAAAAGTGGCGGAAGGGGTGGGATTCGAACCCACGGTTGGTTTAACCCAACGCTCGATTTCGAGGTGAATGCCCGCTCCTAATAATCAGGCACTTGCAAAGGCTGTGCCAACGATTGCCAGCATGGCGTTAATTCGGGGTCAAATCCTGTCCAACTTTTGACCCTTAACTTCCGCAGCCCTGCGGAGACTTTGACATACCGCGCCGCCTTGCGTGGCGACGATCACCCGTAAATGGAAAAAGTGGGCGGCGGCGACTTGCTCCCACGGTTCAGACATCGACCCCAAGGCCCGCGAAGCGTTCCTGACTTTCCTCGACCGCTACAACCCGCACCAACGCATCCACCTCGGCGATGCCATCGACCTCGCTTGCCTCCGCGCTGGCGCTCGGCGTGATCCCGATGACCCCGACCGCGCCGAGTCCCTCATGGACGATCTGCTCGCCGGGCTCTCGTTCCTGCACGAAATGCGGCCCACCATGTATTTCCACGGCAACCACGAGGCCCGCGCCGTCTCTCTTGCCCATAGCGCCAATCAAGTCGTGGCCTATGCGGCGAGCGCGGTCATGGCGAAGATTCACGACAACCTCGCCAAATACAAAACCGAGATCATCCCCTATCGCGGCATGGCCCGCGACTCGGTGCGGTATCTGGGCGGCACGGCCTTCCTGCACGGCGCTTTGTTTAACGTCAGCGCGGCCCGCGACACGGCGGAAACCATCGGCGCGCATAGTGTGTTCGGCCACACGCACCGGGTGGCGATGGAGCCCGCCCGCACTCATGCCGACGCCATTGGCTACAACATCGGTTGCCTGGCTCGCCTCGATATGGAGTATGCCGCAGGACGGCGGCAGACCTTGGCATGGCGGCATGGCTTTGCCTACGGCGAATACTGCGACAACGCCTGCACGGTCAACCTCGTCACCCTTTCCCCTCACTACAGGCTTCCGCTATGAGGTCAAAAATTTTGACCACCAAGGCTGGCGGCAAATTGCCCCCCTCCCTCGATCTCGATCTTGCCCAGTGGTGCGCGGCCCTCGCCTCCCCGCTCGTCACCGACACCGTCCCCCCCGGCTGGTTCACCACGCGCCAAATCGCCAGTAAGCTCGGCAAGGCGCTCCCGACCACGGGCGCATCGCTTGGCCGTGCCGTGCGCGATGGCCGCGCGGAACGGCGGTTGTTTCGCATTACAACTGGCGCGATCACTCGGCCAGTGCCGCATTACAAGCTCAAGTGAAAAAGCCTGCCACAGCCCCACGCAAGCGCAAGAAAGGCCCGCCCTCGATGCGCTTCAAATTTGATGGCGAGTGGTGGACGGTCAAAGTGCAGCGCCCGCCGAGCAAAGAATTGTGCGAAGGCATGGCCCACTACAAAAAGCGCACCGTGTTTCTTCACCCCAAGGCTATCGCTGGCAACTTGCTCGGCATCTGCGCGCATGAGTTGGCGCACGTCACCATGCCGTGCGTGGCCGAGGAAAACGTGCGCGATCACGAGCGCCTTGTCTCGGTCGTGGTTCGATGGGCGGCTGGCCTCAACGATGGCAAGGTAATCATTGGTCAGCACCGGGCCGACAAATGACCTTCTGGCCCCTGCTCATCTGCACCCTGTGCTATGTCGCCACCAGCGCGGGCTTTGCCTTGGAAAAGAACTGGCCGATGGCCGCAATTTTCCTTGGCTATTCAGGGGCTAACCTTGGGTTTCTTTGGATTGCTTGGCGTTAAGCAAACAGCTTTAGAAACCAACGCAACGCCGCGAAAAAGTCCGCAGACTTCCTCGCTTCGATGCGCTGGACAAAGCCGATGCCGCCGTATGGCACATAGATGATGCCGTTGTCGGGCAGTCGGTGCATGGGTGTCCTCCTTTCATTTTTTGTGCAGTAGTTAAAAGCGCCCTTGAACTATTGAGCAGAAGCTATGCCAACCGCGCAGCCAGATACTTTTTGAAGCGCGTAAATTCTGTCGGGTTCAAATCGTCTTTGCGACTCGGCGAAACCGTGCGGTGGTCAGTAACGTCATCCAGCGTGAGCCGATACAGCTTCATCAACGGCGCAAGATATTCGGCCATGCTCGCCATCTCGTCCTCGCCTAACGGGCGCTTGTAACTGTCGCCTTCAAAGGCTGCGCCGATGCTCCAACTATTAAGGTCGCGCTTGCCGCGCCATTCGCTGCGCCCAGCGTGCCATGTTCTTTCGTCTGGATCGGCCAGCGTAGAGCGCCTGCCGTCTTTTGCCACGATGGCGTGGTAGCTCACGCGGCTGGCAGGGTTCATGCACCATGCGACAGAGCCAGCGTAGGTGCCGCTCGTGTGGTGCAACACGATTGCCTTTGGCTTGATGCGCTTGCCCTTTGTGACGTTCGGAGAGTTAAGCAGCTTCTCCGGGTAACTTTTAGGGCTTTTCGCCTTTGTGGCGGGGGCGCTTTTTGGTGGCGCGCTCGGCTTCTTTGGCTCGCTTGGCAAGGATAGCTTGGATGGCGTGGATAAGTTCCGCGAGATCGACGGTGGGCCAGCGCGAAAGACCGCGAATAAATGATTGAACCATTTTAGCGGGTTCACTTTTTGTTGCTGCCGGGAGGCGGCAATTCGCCGCTCACCGTCCACTGTTTTGTCTGCGGGTTGTAGCCAACCGCCCACTTGAGACCCGCGCAGCCCGTGAGGCAGAGCGCGGCCAGCGCCAATAGTGCGAGGCGCATGGATTACTTCTTGGCGTCGGCTGCGAAGATAAGACCGATCCCGGCCAACACGGCAGGAACCAAGGCGGGATCGAAGGGCTCGCCGTTGATGACGGCTTTCAGGATTGAGAGCGCGGCAGAAAGCGCCGTGATTACGCCAGTGGTCGTTGTCTTCCAGTTCATACCCCGCGCAGGGGTGTCAAAGCTTACCCTGCGAGATCGGTAACAGCCTCCGTGCTGGCCTGCTCAAACGTCACGCCACCCGCAGGACTTCCATAGCTGGCCGCAGGCGCGGGCGTTGGGCTCATCGCCCAGCCAAGCATCACGCCTTCCAGCCATTGCTTGCAGGCGGTCATCTTCGGCCCGAGGGGCTTGCCTGCTTGAGCAAGGGCCATGCGAAGCTCTTGCAGCGCGGCGATTTGGTAGGCGCTGAAATACTGCGAGACTGCGTTCTCCGCTGTGACGGTCGCCACAGGCATTTCCACCACGCTCCACCCTCGCGTCACCGTCCGCGCATCCGTGTCGATCACTTCAGTCTGCTCCAGCCGCTGCGTGGCGGGGTCGAAGGCGGGCTGCGGTTCCTGCACCACGGTCATCTCCAAGAGGTGCGCGTCGAGGCCGACTACTGGCTCCTCGTCGATGCGGGGCCAAGGGAGGAGCTTTTGGGTTTGGGTGTTGTAGAGGGCTTTCATGGTTAGTAAATCGCGTATTTGTCGTTCAAATACTTCTCAACGTCCTCCCGCTCTGAAGTGGTGAGCGCCCTGTTGTAAGCAATGACTTCCGCTATATCGCCGTTGAAAAAAGTCGTGCCAGCGATTGCATTTCCTCCGACGTTAATTTGCGAAGAGTCGGTGTTGGAGGTGCTGCCAGTCGTTTGCCAAGATGTGTTTGACGCCTCTTGCGATCCATTTAGATACAAATACAAATCGGTGTTGGTGTAGTCATAGAGGGCCGACTGGATTTGAAACACCGATGTTGAGACGTTGTTTGTCGATTGGATTCCCGCAAACGAATCTGCGTCTAATCGCCGCCCACCCGCATTGGCCTTGCCGCTGTTGAATCCAACGGAGAAAAATATGCGCGAAGAATTTGCACCGTTGATGTTGGCACGAAAGATGTTTTGCTCTGAAATCGGATTGGACGCGCATTTGCGAACGGCAAACACGGTTGCGCCGCTGATGTTCTTAAAAAGCGCATTGCTGGCGCAAACAACGGCGTCATTGCTTCCGTCAAAGCGGATGACATTGAGGCTATTTTGAATCGCTGTTTTGAGGATCGGCCTGCTGGCAGATGTGCCCTGCGTAAAGTGGTTAGCGTTGCCGCTTTGGTCTTCCCATCGCGCCACGGCAGAGGCGTCCGTGGTCACGGCGCTTCCGCCGCTTGTGGCGTCGAATAGGCCAATACCAGCATCAAGCCAAACGACGAGATTGCTGATGTCGGTCGGGACTATCGCCTTGGCGAAAGCATAGGAATTTACAACAAACGCACTCATGCCCGTGTTCCGATGAGAACGACCTTCAGCCCCTTGCCTGCGATGGTTGAGCCGATCTGGTCGATGTCGATGGTGATCTCGGCGTCATCCGCGATGGCCGAATCCGAAATGACGGCGGCGGAAGCTGCGGTGGTGGAGGTTTTCTCCGAGGCGTCGATGGAAAGTTTGGTCGAGAGGATGGTGGAGCCGCCCTCGTTGATGTCTACGATGAGCGTCGAGCCTGTTGGCGCGGTATTGACCGAGGCGCGGACGCCTGTGAGCGTGAAGGCGTAAGGGGCGCGGAAGGTGACTTTGGCCGTGCCTGTGGTGAGGTTCGTGGCTTCGTCGGAGCAGGCGATGACGAGTTCGACGGGCAATGCCGCATATTTCAGCCCCAGCGTTTCAGCCGAATCGACCGTAAGAACATGGCCGTTGGTGCCGCCCACAGGGAGCCGTGCAACGGTGTCCGCCGCCGAGGCCACGATGAGGTCGCCCTTGGCGTCCACGAGGGTTGCAGGGATGCCTGCGCTGACTGTGGAAGACAACTCCCCCGCCGAAAGCGAAAGCCCCGAGCCGATTTGGATTTCCTCGATGGCTCCTGTGCTGGCGCTTGTCCTTCCCAAAATTCTTGCGGTGGCTTGGGTGAGGCCCGATGTGGTGATGGAGCCAGAGGCGGCTGCGCCTGCTACGTCTGCGACAACGTGGGTGTGATTGCCTGCGGCGACTTGCGTGGAGCCTGTGCCGACAGGGAGGCGCGCCACATCCAAGGTTCCCGAGGTTATGGCCGAGGCTGCATGAGTATGCGAAGCCGCCGCAAAGTCGGTTGTCGCTGCTGCTGCTGCGGTGCCGAGGGTCGGCTTGTTAAGAATCTGCGCGTCACCGCTGCTCGCGTTCCAGTCGGCGTTGACGTTTGCTTCCGCGCCCGAAGCAATGCCGTCGAGCTTGGTCTTGTCTGCCGTGGAAAGAAATCCAGCGACAGACTGTGTGGCGTCCGAGTGCGTGTGCGAGCTTGCCGCCGCGCCGACATCGGACGGCGTTCCGTAGGTGAGCTTGTTGCTGGTGTTGTTCCAGTAAACAATCCGATCCGCGCCCGCATCGTCTGCCGAGATTGCCCCCGATGAGACGGAAAGGATGTCTGCGGCGGTTGATTGGATTGAGACGGTGTCACCGCCTCCTCCACCGCTTTGCGCCTCCCAAACTATCGTGCCATCTCCCTGTGCCACAGGAACGTAGTCGGCGCTGATGCCTGTGGCGGAAAGGTCAGTAACTTCGGTCGGGATGTCTGTCGTGACCGCGAGAGTGCCCGGCTGGTCGGGCAAGGAAAAAGTGCGCTCTTCGGTTAAGGCGGAAGATTGAATCTTTGCAAAAAATCCTTCGCCTTCTAAACGTATTTCTGTATTGGCGACTAAAGCGTCAACAGACACAATTCCAATCGCCGTATCGGAAAAATTTCCATTACCGTTGATGACAATAAGATTTTCAGATGCGTTTGGTTGGCCGAAAAAGAAAGTGTCGGCATTATAGACAAGGCCACCAACCTCTCCTCCGCCTCCTATGTTAGAAAAATAAAATCCATTGCCACCCCAATTGTCTCCTTGAATAAGACCAAATCCTGTTTGATCGTTTAAAGTTGCTGTGATGACTGGCTCTGGATTAACAAAAGCAACTCCTTTGAATTGCGGTGTGTCCGTGGTATTGAGGTCTTGGTCGAAAACTGGATCAGAACCGACACCTGATGCAGCGGCCCCGCCCGAAAGCTGAAGCGAATCACCATCGTCGGGAACTTGTGAGCCATCGCCACTGTATAATGTCGCTTGGTTTGAAGGATTGGCTGCGTTCCAAGCGGCCACCACGGTATCGACATCGTCCACACCATCGAAAGACAGCGTGATGCTGTTGCCCGCCGTGCCTGCGGTGTTAGCGGTGATGGTGACTTCTTCGCCAAAAGTTTCGCTGTCTCCGATGCCTGTGTAGCTGGCGGCAATGGCGGGTGTGCCTGCGAGGTGGCTGGCGGCGTGCGCGGACGGCGCGAACGTCGAAGGCTTGTCCGTTAAATCGTTCCAAGACGAAACGCCGCCCCCCTCTGCCGCCCAATGCGGCAAACCCTGCGAGGAAACTTTAAGAATTTGGCCCGTAGCGCCAATGCCGAGACGGATGGCTTGCGTGCTGTTGCGCGTGAGAAGGTCGCCTTGGGTCGTAAGCGTCTCAATGCCTGTTCCCGCTGGCCCTTGCGCCCCGGTCGCGCCTGTTGCGCCCGTGGCGCCCGTTGCCCCGGTTGGCCCCGCAGGGCCAATGGTCGGCAGCGTCACGTTTACTGTCTGCGGCGAAGGGACGCCCACCTCAACCGCGTTGGTGTTTAGACTGACCTCGACTTTGTGGTAAGCGGCCATTTTAGAGCGGTGCGGTGCGCGTGGTTACGTCAGACAGGACTTTCCACAAGCCGCCGAAAAGCGTGTAGATTTTGCTGTCCGAAGTCTTTAGCTGCACATCGTAGTAGTAAGTGCCAGCCGTCGGGTTGTCGGTGGTTGCCAGGTCAAAGTGCGACTCGCCACCGGATGCGTCATCGTGTGCGGTAACTTCCTTGCGGATCGTGGCGCTGGCGTCTGCAACGGTCAGGGCCGTTTTCACTGTGAGAAAAAGCGTGGCCCCTGTAAGATTGTAGGCCGTGCCGTCCGCGTCTTTAACCGACACATCGAGCCGCCCGGAGTCGCCCCGCGTCCAGCACAGATCGGCGCTCATGCTGTTGCAGGGGGCGCTCATTTTGATCTGTCCTTCCATGCCTTGCGGACGGTCAACATTCCCGCGATGAGGCCGAGTCCAAGGACGCCGAGGCGCATAGCTGTCTCAAGGTGCGGGAGCAGGCTAACCACCACGGAGCCGAGGCTTGTGGTCACGCCGATGAGTGGACGCGAAAAGAAGTCTGTGGCGTCGTGGAGGCTCATTGGTAATAAGGAACGCGCACCGAATTTGTTCCGACAAACAATTCAATCCAGCCAACGATGGTGTTGGTGCTGCTGGGTGTTGAGGCGTTCGTGGTGAAGCCTACCGGGCGGTGCATGAGGGTTGCTCCCGTGTCGGTGTCGATCAGCGTGGCGACCTTGTTGGTGGGATTGATTGAGTAGATGTCCGCTTCAATGCCGTTGGTGTTGGTGGCCGAGCGGGCAGACGGGCCGATCATCGCTAGAGCATTGTAACCAAAGACCGAAAAGACAGCCACGCCGCTGCCGTTGGTGTTGGTCGAGCGGAAACCAAACTGCGCCGAGCGGTTGGTTGCCTCGGCGGTGCCTACGCGAAACAACGTCTCGTTGGAGATCGTTGTGTTGTTGCTGGCGAGGAGGTTAGCGAGGCCAAGGAAAGGCTCGTTGTTGGTTCGGCGGATGTAGAGAAGGCCGTTGTTGGTGGCGGTCTGGTTGATCGTGATGTCGCCGTTGTTGGTTAGGCCGGCGAAGATTACACTATTGGCGGCTCCGAGGCCAAGGTTGGTGCGGGTGATGGCTGCGGCTGCTGTAGTGCCAAAATCAACTCCATTTACGATTGTTAGGTTGGTGCTTGATGCGTACCAAACAACCGATCCGCTTCTATAATATCCAAAATCACTAGGGCCAGCGCCGACACCCCCAAATCCAGTATTTGTTTGTCCCAGTGTAAGGTTAAAGATTGAAGATGAAGCAGTCTGACTAGAACTAAGTGTTGCAAATGCCGTGTTGTTTGTAAAAGTCAGCGTATTCGTCCCCGTGTTGGCGACTACTTGGCCGTTGGTCGCGTTAAATCCAAGCGATTTGATCGTCTGCCCGTGGCTTGCGACCGCGCAGAAAGTGAAGAGGATGATGGCGAGGAAAAGGTGTTTCATAGTTAGATTAGTTGGGCACGGTTGTCAGAATCCCGTCGTTATCCACCGACACACGGTAAATCGTGCCACCGGGGGCTTGCAGAAGCGCAAAGGCAGCGGCAACCGTAGTCGGAACGCCTTCGCCGCCACGGATGACATCGTTGTAGATGACCGCCTCGGTGGGTAGGGTGGTGGTGATAGTGCTTCCAACCGCCCAAGTGACTTCGATTTTGGCAGAGATGCTGCTCGTGTCGTTGTCTGGGCTGAACTCCGCGTCCATGTTGGACGTGTTGAGGTTAAGATCGAAGGTGTAAACGCTGTCCGCGCCCGTTCCCGTCTTTGTCCATGCCGTATCCGAAGCGAGGAAGTTGCCTGTGAATGTCTTCTTAATCCCGATCTGCCCCGTGGCTCCCGCGCCCAACTCCACCACCGAGCCGCCTCGCACGAACTGCACCTCGACAGGCACCGTGTCCCGCCGTGTGAAAAACAAAGTCGTGACCCGCTGCGTCAGGACGGGGGAAACGACAAATTCGGATGAGTCGAGATTGATGTAGACGCGCATGGCCCTGCCCTCGCCCCCTGTGTCAAAGTGTCAGCGCGACTCCACGGCCCACTTGAACGGGAAGGCTAACGGCCCTCTGCGCTCCTCGTCGGGATTGGCGGCATCGTATTCACGGCTCGGTAAGTTCAGAATCGCCGCCTCGCGGTGGCCGTGGCAGGGCGTGAAACCGTGAAACAAACCTGCCGGGATGATGAGAAGCTGCTGCGTGTCGGCAGAAAGAATGATGGTCTGTCCGCGCATGGCCTTTGCGTCCCAAATGCCGACCTTTGCCGCGCCTGCTACGCAAAACCACCGATCCACTTGCAGCCTGTGGCGGTGCCACGCCTTCACCACGCCCGCCGAGCAGGTCGTGATGTAGGCTTGGCCGAAGCCGTGCGCGTCATCCGATGCGCGGAAGATTTCGGTGAGCTTGCCCCGCTCAT